TAAATTTCCAATCAGCTACTAATTCGTCTATTTGTTTATCAGTCATGTCAGACTCTCGCAGTAGGGCGAATATTTTCTGTTTTATGTATTTCTGCTTTGCGTTCATATTTGACTCCATATGCTTTCTTTAATGTTTCATTTGCTTCGCTCCATCCATTCTCATCCTTGAGATAGCGTGCAATTCCAGCTTGTGATTGAGCTAAACAAAGTTTGTATTTATCAATATTCATGCTTATCTCCGGATGTGCGAAACCCTCACTTATCTTGCGATAGCGATAGAAAGTACCCTGGTGTTGGTAATATTTATTCGGTTAAATATGAAAGATGTAGGTCTTTTTTAATGGATAATGTCTCTGACTAGTGTTTCTAATGCGGCTTTTTTGAGAGCTGTTTTCACCGCTTCGTTCCCGATTAGATTTTTCACAAACTCATCCAATAACATTTGAATATTTGGCTCATTTTCAGGTACAGATATTTCAGCCATACCTTTTACTTTGGGTTGCATTTCACCAGACAAAATGAGTTTCAAATTAATATCTACTGATGCTTTAGCGTGTGGCATTTTGCCTCCTTATGTGTGTTTTTTTGAGTAAAATAAGTATCAAATTGCCTGCTTTTAACCACGTCAGGCAGTTGAGGTTTATTACTTCCCAGTAATAAATTGGATATACTTATTCCTCCCCTGAGATAGAGAGGATTGAATTGATGTCTAAAAATGTTATTACCGAACATAACCCTGTAGAAAGGGTTGCTTTTGATATGGCTCTAGCATTAGCCGCTAAACAAAATTCAATCAAGACACCAGAGCAACTAATGGCTGAGATTGAAGTTCTATATCCTGAATGCTATGAAGTCGCCAAGAAGCAATGGAGTAAAGAAAACCCACCTCCATCGAAAGCGTTCTTAGATACCTTTTAAGGTAGCTGAAAATCAATAATTTCTTTTAATTGTTCTAGTAGCTCAGATAGCGGTACGGGATAAACTAAGTCACTACCGCTAGTTAGCATAATTGCTGATCTGATATCTTCTTTATCTTCATCATCTTCCCAGAACCCAGAAATTGAGTTCTCATGAAAATAAAAATTTTTACCGTAAAGTTTTACTCTATGTAACTGTACTTTTTTACCAGCCATTCTATACCTCCTATTATTCAACCTAGCGCCCTCGTAAAGACGCTAGAGTAAGTATTGCTATTCGATGAATGATTAAATTTCTGGCATGATTGCCGCCACAACTTTGTCGGTCTCTTCTTGGTTGATTACTTCGACGTACTTATCTCTAAGGGTTTGGATTTATTAAAGCTTTCTTCGCAGACGTCATTGAACTTAAAAGAAGTTCCGAATTTAACTTGAAAGTTTTCTTCAAACCAACAGAAACGAACAGATAGTTTTGACTCATCAGGGTTATGCGCTTTTTTTTTACTAAAACCTGTCTACCGTGTGATGTAAACTCTTTAAATCATACTTTCATTTCCTCCTAGTTACTCACCATAGCTCACTCACTGAATGGGCTTTTAAGCTCTTGCCGTTACTTCGCCAGATTCTAATAACGTTCCTGATTTACGATATTTAGTTGAGTAAATACTAGTATTGGGTAAGCAGGTATTATCTACTGAGTCATAAACTTTAGTACTGTGAATTGATATTGCTTTTTCAACTCGGCTAATTGGTTTTACATTTTTTCTTGTTGGAAATATTGAATCCAATTTCATTTCAATATTTTTTTTCGAAATAGCTTCAGCTTTTCGTCTAGCGTGACGCCTATTTCTAGATAATCCTCGCAAAAATTCAGGTTTGCGTGATTTTTTCACATAAATAGTTGCCATATGCCCTCCAAATAGTTGGTTTTGGTGAGAATAAGGATTGAAACCCTTAATTATATCTGTTTTGACAGGGCGGTTTCCCATGTCGGGGCAGAACTCTCTGGAGTGAGTGAACACCTTATTCTCACAAAAACCTTCTGAGAAGGTTGCCGCTTTATCAGCGACTCCATTCTGATAGTTAATACACAGCTCACTATCATCGTTGTTAAAGAGCACCAACGAGCTGTGTTCCGTTGATGTTCATAATATTCACAAATCGTGATTTTAATGTCAACCACAAATTGTGTTTAATTATTGATTTATATACTAACGTGATGATTTTAAATGAAAGATATTTTATTTTTAGACACGATTTGTGATTTAATTCACATTCGTAGGGGGGGCATAAAAAAAGCCCCTTAGGGCTCTTATGTTTATTTATGATCTCTTCTGTACAAAGACCACTCTTCAATTTTTTCACCAGAGGGGAGGGTGCAATATCCGACTTGTCCATCATTGGTGTTAACTATATCTAGTTTCCCGCCTAATTTCGCACAATAAACAGAAGCAGGGTTAGCCATTCCTACTTGTGTTGGCAGATTTTCATTTTTTCCTGAAGAGCAGGCAGTTAACGAAATTAAAGCTGATAAAATCATGATTTTTTTCATGTGGTTATCCGTTAGATAGCTGTGAATTTTACATACAAAAAAGCCCTCGTGGGGAGGGCTTGGTAGATTAGTCAGTTTCTTGGTTAATTTTATCAAATATATCTTGGCTTAATCTTTGAACTTCTAAGAAATTTATAATAAAGAAGATAATTGAATAGACGATTAATGAAAAAAATAGCATTACAGGGGATATTATTATCACCATCTCTTTCACTTTGAACGTAACATCAACACCATTCATATACTGACCTAATACTAAACATGTTGTGGAAATTACAAAATATATCAAAAATGAATCTCGTACTGATTTTAAGTTTTTCCTAATTTTTTTTATATAGCTCTTGTTTTTAACCCCATTCATGTTGAATGTTACGATTAGACCAAGCCCTATTGAAAACATGATTCCACAGACTGTATATAAAGTAGAAAGCAAAAAAGTGTCTGGCCTCCAGTTCATGACTGACGGGAAGCCTATTGTGATAATAGTTATTAGCAAAAAACTAATTACTTGTCGTTTCACTCTCTATCTCAATTAAATATTTACTCATTTCTTGGAAGACCTGTTGGTCAACAAGCTTACCTGATTCAGTAACGTCAATAAGTACGTTCTTTATCTTTAGAAGGTCTTTTCCTTTAACATCTCTTCTTCCATCTTTTCTCTTAAATACGATGTTATCTAGATCACTAACTGGTTTAAGTGTGGCTCCTAGTATTCTAGCATAATCCTCTTCATCCATGTCTTTTGGTTTGTTGAATTTTATTAATAGCTCAGCTGAAACTATTTGGTTGTCAACTATTTCTTTAAAATTAGATAATGATGTTGGAATAATTGATTTAAGCGTTTCCATGACAGCCGATGAGAGCTTTATCTTCGTATTTTTCTCTTCGGAAGTTGTTACTGATGTACTCTTAACATTACTTTCATCACTTTCTTTAGGAGGTTGCTCTTCAGCGCTACCCATATTTTTTATAGGTGATGGATCTTTTATTGACATAAGCTGTAAATCTTTCAATTGAGTTTGTTTATTTTTTACAATCATAGGAGTGAACTCAATCAATTCATTATTAGCCAGCCAGCAGACATAAGTTTGTAATGAAGATATTGTCTTATTTAATGGTAAGTTGGTGACTAAAAATTTATCATTCATACAAAAATAGAAATGATTTTTACAGATGACAGATGTATCTATATCAGCATTTTGCAGGTCGCTCATTGTGAATGAAGGTTTTTCAAAAAGGAGATCAGGTATTTTTTCTACCCCTTCACTTGGTGTGACTCGCATCATATTGCAAAAAATAGACCCACTTGTTTCTGAGGTTTGGTAGTAAGAGATAAGGTCCTGCTCTTTTTTAGGGTCTTCAGAATTAAGAATCATGCACCTTTCTTTAACTGTAGTTGTGCTAGTGAGTTTGGCTAAAATTTGTTGTTTTGCAGGGCTAACACTTTTGCTTACATCATGATTTTCAATTTTAAACGCCCTCATCTTTATCTGTTTAGGCTTTGGCGTTTTCTTTTTTTTGCTTTCATCTTTGGTATTATCCATCATTTTTTCCTTGTTTGTTTACATAAAAATCACATTCCCTAGTTATTTGATTTTATTATTATTTTCTTTTTTTGATTGAAAAGATTGCGTCAACCAAATTTCAGTTTTACTGTTGTTCTATCAACCACACCCTAAAACGTGTCGTCAGCCAAAAAAGTAACCTTGCAAGTCATCTTCTACAAGCTTAATAGCATCTGAAAAGCTGCCTAACATTTTTTCATCGTAATGATGCCAGTTACTGTCTTTATCCATCCATAGTAGTGACCAAGAGCCTGTGATTTTGTTATGTATTATTTTTGCTACAGGTTCTTCTACTCTTGAGTCACTCCATGTTAGCTGCCTAACCTCGAATATAACGACCGAGTCATCTTCAATACGATACTGTAAATCGAGCTCATCTCTTAGATGTTCTGCTGGGCGGCGTTTTTCTAAGAAAAATTCCATGCACTTTTCAATATTTGCTAGTTCAATATCATTGAATGCCATGCTTTCTCCTCAAAATGTGTCATCAGACCATTGACACTTTATAACTTTACCTATGATTTCGCAGTTTTCATTTATTGGGATTAAATCAAATTTCGGGTTAAGAGGTTCAAGGAATGTTTGCCCTGATTCTCTAATTAATTTTTTAAAGGTAAATTCGTTACCGTTTAGCCTAGCGATACAAAAATCACCAACATTCACAGGCTCTTTTGGGTCAATAAGTATCAACATTCCTTCAGGAAAGCTAGGTTTACCTCCTTGCGCTGCTGTCATTGAGTGACCTTCAACCTCAAGCCAAAAAGCGCGTTCACTTGCTTTCTTGGCTGTAGGTATCCATGCGATGGCATCTTTCTCTGTATAAGAGTTACTATTTTCGGTAAATGCGCCTGCTTGAATTTTGGTCAGTAATGGATATTCGTAATTACTAATTACTTGATCACTTTGAGCTCCAAACATTAACTCTGCTGGTGATACACCAAGCGCCTCGCTGATGACCAATGCATCATCAGCACTTATTTTTCTTTCCCCAAGTTCATAATTTCCAATTCTAGAGGCTGCTGAATATCCGCACAGCTTTGCAAGTTGCGCTTGGCTTAAGCCTCTTGATTCCCGAATAGACTTCAGTCTTTCACCGATAATTTCATTTATTTTTTTCATGTCTATCTTTTAACACAAAATGTGATTCAAGTATTCAAACAATATGTGATTGACACCCAATCACATATTGTGTGTAATGTAATAAGTGGACATGGAGGATATTTATAATGAATAACATTGCAGAACAGCGAAAAAAACTAGGAATTTCTCAGGCTGTTTTAGCTTCATCAATCGGGTGGGGGCAATCGCGAATTGCAAACTACGAGTCAAACATCAGAACACCTAGTCTGAATGATTGTCGAGTAATTGTCGAAGTGCTACAAAAACTTGGTGCAAAATGCTCTCTAGATGATGTTTTCCCACCTAAAACATCATAGATTTACGGCTCTTTAACAATCGCAGTTTTTTGCTGCTACGGAGCCGCTGATAAAGCGGCAGATTTACCAAGTATAAAAACGCCCACAGGATCGTGGGTAACGGACTAACTATATATGAAGGAATATAAATTATGGAAAACGCAAATTCACGCAAATCGTTTAACCGATTTGTATCCAATCACTTGGTGGCAACCGCTTATCAAGTTATCAGAACAACATCTCAAACAGTTATCGCTAAATCATTAGGCGTTCATGACTCAACTATCACTCGTAGAACCGAAAAGATACCTGAGCTATGCGAGACATTAGCAGCGGCAGGGGTAATTGATTTTGTTTTGCCGGGTGAAAAGAAAATTAGTGAAGAGGAATACAGATTTTTGTGGAAGCAAATTGGCGAGCTTTCACGTTTGCTTACTCGAGAAAACGCCCCAGTTGTTGGAGCAACTGAGGCGCATTAATTATTTAATTTCACAAGGTAATTATAAATGAAAATGAATTACATCACAAATCGATATGGAGGTCGCTATGAATACAGCGGAGGTATTTAAATTTCCCGTTAAGCCGGAGAAACCAAGAATGGCAGAGTTGGACAGTGGCTATACAAAGCTTGCCAACGAATTACTTGAATCGCTGATGTGCTGCGACCTAACCGCAAGGCAATTTAGAGTCATGCTTGCGTTAATTCGTAAAACTTATGGTTTTGGAAAGAAAAGCGATCGAATATCTGACTCTCAATTAGCTGAGATGACCAAACTATCAAGGCAGAACGTTAATAAGGCAAAGAATGAATTACTTTCAATGAATTATATCATTCTTGATGGTAAAAAAATTGGTGTTAACAAAGAGGTTTCAGCATGGAAAAATCAATCTAGAGACAGTGTCTCTAACTTGAAGACAAAAAACGTCTCTAACTTAGAGACAAATGGTGTCTCTAATCTGGAGACACACAAAAGAAATACTTTAAAGAAAAAAGAAATAAATAATATATCGTCAGAAAATTCTATCGAATCCCCTGACCAACCACCCGAAAAAATTTCAGTGGTTGATCCCGATGCTGTTGTTTGTTCCCCCAAAGGTAACAAGTGGGGAAATGCGGATGACCTCAAGGCAGCTCAATGGATTTACTCGCAAGTGTTGATAATCAGCCCTGCAACCAAAGAGCCAAACTGGTCATCATGGGCTAATGATATTCGCTTGATGCGCCAACTAGACGGGTATTCACACAAAGATATTTGCCGATTATTCCAATGGGCTAACCGCGATTCCTTCTGGTGTAGCGTCGTGTTATCTCCTGCAAAACTTCGCAAAAAATGGGCGACTTTAGTCATTCAAAGTCAGCAACCAAACCGAAACAAACGAGTTGTAGAGCAAGAGCCAACACAAAGCTGGAATACTCGTGAAGCATGGGAGAATGAATTTATATGAAACCTCATTTGGCAACTGCAATTGCTAATCGTGATGCAGGCGCACTGACTAAAATTGCTCAAGACAGTACGCCGCAAAAAATAGTAAGCCCACAAGCTGAGCAACTCGTTGATGTGCTATTCCGAAACCTGAAACAAATCTTTCCTGCGGCAGTAAATACCATATTCAAAAATGAAAGCGACGAACTCGCAGCTAAACGCCAGTGGATTGCCGCTTTTGCTGAGAATGGAATTACTACCCGCGAGCAACTTCAAAACGGAATGAGACACGCGAGGGCAAGTGATTCGCCTTTTTTCCCCGCAGTCGGTCAATTCATCAAGTGGTGCAAACAGGAAGACTTTACTCAGCTCGGATTGCCCACAGAAACTGAACTATACGACATGTTCAAGAAGTATTGCTCTGAGCGAGGTTGGCGTAGATTTAATTGGCAGTCGAACGCTTGTTATTGGATGGTCACTAAAATTTACTCAGAAATGCGAAGTCGAAACTTATCGGATTCAGAGGTTATAAAACTTTGCGCGTCTGAGCTTAAGACTATGGCTAATCGCATTAAATTAGGTGAGAAAATACCTGATCCAGTTTTGCAACTTGAAAGCGCAGTGATACCCACTAAGCGTGACAAAGCGTTATCAATCATTGCCGATTGGAAAAACAAATATGGACTGAAGTAACACATAGAATCATAAGGAGTTTTAATATGGATGACGAAGCGGTATACAACATTACCGGCACATGGAATGGAAAGCCATTTCAAAAGCTAATGTTAGCAGAGTGTGCGTTGGATGCTGAGGCTACGATTGTCTTTTGGGCTAACTTAGGTAACGCTAGCCTTGATGACTTGAATGTTGAATATCACAGTGCTGTCGGCTAAGAGATTACAGAATGAGTATTTTATTTCATAAAGACCATAAGCTAGATGAAAAAAACAATTGTTATATCAATAGTAAGTTACTGTCATTAAAGAAAGGACATAAGCTCAATGGGATGAACTACTTAAATATTCAAAGTAAATTGAATAAAAAATTATTGAGATGTTTCCCTCGTGGAACAGCTTATATCAAGGTTTGGCAAAATGAGTTGATAGCTAAACTTAGCAATGGAGTTGAGAGTTAATTGGGATACAGTGGCTGATAAGACGATTGGAGCGGCCAGTGGGAATCGAACCCACATCATCAGCTTGGAAGGCTGAGGTAATAGCCATTATACGATGGCCGCTAGGTAAAAACTGATTAATTAACGAGTTAACGTTATTAGGCTACGCCTCAAAACTAATTTTCGCAAGGGTAAAATAGGAGGCTAATTGACAGATGGCATCTGTCTCCACAAATCTAATCTCAAAGGCATATTCAAAACCCTCTCAGAATTAACAGAAACCGGTAAGCGATATCGAATCAGAATTACTGAATGGCGTGACCTCAGAACAATACCAATGAACAGAACATGGCGCATGTGGATAGAAACTACAGGCGATTGGCTTCGTGCGCGTGGTGTTGTCATTGATATTAAAAATGGGGCTGGTGAAGTCGTTCTATCAAAGCCAATCACTAATGAAGAAACACATGAATATTTTGTCGGTCACTGGTTAGGTCGTGATGAAAACGGAGAGCGTGAGAAAACGCGCAAGATGGATAAAGCACGGATGCTTCTAATGATGGAGAAGCATGAACAATGGTGTATTGAGAAAGGTATCCCAATCATCATTCCCAATAACTCGGAGTATATGAAACTTAAGGAGCAACAAGAGAGATGAGAAATGAGGCTGAAGTGTTTATGAGCGCACTTACTACCCTTAAATTATGCTGGGCTATTCATAAATCAAATGATGNGGTCAGGNAGTGTGCTGGANTGTTAAAGCGCAAATTTATATTACCGCATGCAGTAGATNCTATGAGGACGATAGAACTAAGCGAANGCCCTATGGTTGTGATTGTAGTNGCTGAGTGGGGTNTTCAGGAGAAATAAATGGCATTAAAACGCGANAAGCACGATATTGTGTTTTCGCAGTTGGTCCGGGAAAGAGCAAATTATGAATGNGACTACTGCGGAAGACAATTTAGACACGAACCTTCAAAACTCCACTGTTCACATTTCAAATCACGACGACA